TCCAGTGAACTGCGCATAAAATGGTAAGGCTACACCAGTAGCAGTGGAGTTAATTGTACTAGTATTACCCGAGGCATAACCTCTCTGGTCGTACCCTAATTTAAGATTAGTAGCTACTGTGACTAATGCCATTACACAATCCTGACAATATTTCCATTGGGGTCAGCTAAGTCGAAAACCATTTTTTTGCCAACAAGTGATTGATCGCTAACATTAGCACAGTAACAGGTAATGTACTTGCGTAGGTTCTCAATCACTTCCGAGTTGTACTGAATGCAGTCTTGGTCGAGTACGGTTTCATTGACGTACGTAAATGCTAGGCTATCTGTAAAAACAACTACAACTAGTCCATCAGGTAAGACGTTATACGATTGCAGTCCTAATTCAATTTGCTCGTTCATTTTATTCCGTCATCTTTCGCACTTGTTTTTCAATTACACCATTAATTGCCTGAACAGTCCTTAAGCCTAATGTGCCAAGTAAAAAAGAAAGCCCAAGCATTTGCTCAGGCGTAGTCCATCCCAAATTTCGTGCAACTAACGGAGTTAGATAAAGAGCTGATACTGTCCCGATGAAGACAGTTGTTAAACCTTGCGTGAGCGTTTTGATCTTAGGCCAATCAGTGCCAGCAATTGCGCCAGCTAGTCCTGCTAAAAATTGATTAAGGTCAATATGCATCTTATCCATCGATGTGCCTCGTCGTTTCACTGACTTTTTTCACCTCCGGCAATGTTATTGAAAACATTGGCAGCGCAGTGTCTTGTCTCATGAAAAACGCAATCAACGCAGTTGCCATAGCAGGTATACCAGCACGGATGCCTTCAATGCCAGAAATTAGTAGTGCCTTAGTCACCATTCCATAATTAGCGTTGTCGGATATGTTGAATGCTTTCCACGCAGCGTCAAACTCAGGAACAGCACTAGTTAAAAATGCTGCTAACGCAATCAATATTAATCGGCTGTAAGCAATTTTCATTTTTGACTCTGTGGAACTGGAGGAACACCATAAGGGCATCCGGGTAATTTTAGCGATGTATCTTGTAGTGCCCATAATTGCATACGTGATAAATCGTACCAATCTTTCCAAAAAGCTCTACCTACCAATGATGGGTCGTCATAATTTTTAAATGCTAATTTACCAGCGACGTATGCAGGTATTGCTTTCAGCAGCACATCGTCAGGTGCAATGCTTAATGTAGTAGTAGATGCTGGGTCAGTAGATATTGCTGCTGGTAACGTGCCACCGGTAACCGTCAATGATTGTGTAGAACTAGGTGCTGGATATAAACCAATATTTGTATTGCCTGATCGATACCAGTGTGTTGGAGAACCAGTTGTCGATGTATAAGTTAAATCGTATGACCTAAGCTCCATCTCACCGCAGTGCGTTAATGTGGTAGCACCAATTGCAACAGTTAATGGATGCCAAAAATCTTTATCAGCGAAAGTTGTAATACGTGATGATGCTGAAAGCGTAATGCCTCCTTCATATGCCGCTATGTACGCAAGGAGAGCAGTCTAATGGCACTAGGATTTATTGCGTTACGAAATGAAACTTTAAAGTTATTAAATGAAACAAACACATCGGTTGTAGGCGAGCTTGCAACTGGCATCGGATTACCAATAACATCAGCAACGGTTAACACGGTAGCGCCAACTGCAGACACCAACAACACATCTCCGACTTGCAAGTTGTGTGGTGCGGTAGCAGTCAACACACCTGCTGCAGTTGCATTGTTCAAAGTAATCGACGATAGAGTACCAGTTGTTGCGGTAATGTTTGCTTCACTTGCGCCAACTGACGACCAAGTAGACAGATCATTTGATCCTTCTACAACCATCGTTAAAGAGGTGCTTGTAGTTGCTTGCTTGACTTGAACTGCAGTGTGAACATACATTTGGTTTCGGTTGTTATGACCCCATAACAACTGACCATTAGCTGCTGGTTGATCGCTAACGGCGTTTCCTACAAACTGCGTTGCGTCGGCAACTACATTGGTATATCCACCAAGTAGCAATGGTGCGCTAAATCCGTTGGTAGAACTAGCTCCCTGAATACCCGCAATGGTCGATCCCACAGATGTATCATTAAAGCCAACCTTTAACGAACTTCCAGAGCCTTGACCAAATCTAAATTGAAGTTTTGCGTCACGCATCTTGATTCTCCTTACTGAACCTTAACGTTAATACGGCCAATAGCACGAACGTGTGGAATCCAAAGACCACAACCCCAATCAAAGAGGATATTGTGCATGATGCCATTTTCCTTAGAAAGGCCTAAGTACTGTGGCTTAAATGGACCAGACTGCCATCCTGTTACATAGCCAGATCCATAACGAACAGCATAAATCTGAGATGTGTTCGCATTAGAACCAGATACAGTTGAAATCGTCAAGCTGTTACTAATGATAGGCGTAGTACCATCAGCCTTACGGCCAACAACGCGGACAGTAGCATTCTTATACTTTTCAACTGGCCTATCAAAACTGTCTTGGGTAATGTCAAAACCAGCACCAATACCCATGACGCGGATAGCCATTTCAACCTGACGCTTTGTCAGTTCAGACATATAGAAAACAACGCCATCTCCATCAGGAGCGTTCATGTTATCTAATAACTTCTGAATATCAGCAATCATGCGGTTTGCTGCACCAATACCCTGCAATGATGTTGCAGTTGAGCTATTGGTAAGAAGAGTACCAAGCGCAATGTCGGCAGTAGTGTCAATAACCATTTCAGTAGGAATATCGTACTGGTTAGGGTTATTTAAGCGATATGCAAGACCGGGGAATGCATCAACACTGTTTCCTGCAACGTTAGACGTTGGGTCGTTGTTAATAAATTTATCATTGAAGTCATACGCAAAACCTTCAAGATACATCTGAACCTGTGCTTCTACAGGATCAATAATGTTGTTTGGTTGGTCAAGCAAAACGTGATCAACCGTAATCTTGTTACGGAGGAGATACATCTGCTCTTCGTACGACTTTGGCTTACCCTTAACAGCTACTGGCTCAGAGTTAATACCGGTCCAGTTTGGAGTTGGAATACCACTGTTAACATAGCGCTGTCCAACCTGTCGTAACGACGGAGACGTAGTGAATGGAATGTCTTTAATTGCATTCCAAGTCTTGTGAAGACTCTTTGTAATTTCCTTTACAAGTGGATCATTAGACAGAATCGCTTGATCCGCAAGAGTCAATGCACCATTAAAATCAATAGCCATTGGATTTTTCCTTAGATGTTATTTGCATTTCTGCCGATACCAAGCATTCTAGAGATGGCTCCCATGGGAGACCCTAATTGCTTGACTGGGGCAGGTGGAACGACGGGTTGCGCTGAATACGACGTGTCAATTGGAGTTGGGACACTGCGCTGTTGTGCAATTAATCCAGCTAGTTCTGGCACTAGTGATTCAGCTAAATTAGCAATTTCACTATGCACTATTTGAGCTGCCTGTGTGGGAGATACACCAGCATTAATTAGATTGTCTACAATTCCGGGTGCTCTATTAGCATATGGAAATTGTTCAAACGCACTTGTTCTTTGCTGTGCTGTCATATACGAATTCATTTGATTAACAAGAGAATCGTATTTGTTCTTCTGAATCTCTACTTCGGCTTGCGCCCTAGCAACTTCGGGGTCCATAAAACTTGTTTGAGCTAAATCCTCATAACGCTGTCTTATGTCAGCTTCACGTTGCTGTGCTTGTTGCTCTTGAAGTGCACGTTGAACATCAGCGGCAGATTGATAACCTTGGTTTTCAAACTGCTTAATTACATCAGCCCACTTATCATAGGCAGATGCTTGCTCCCTATTCGCCTTGGCTTGCTCATTTACTTCCCTGAACCGTTCATACGGAACATCTTGCGGAGTGTTCTGATTAGCCGCTAGGCTATCCATGATTCTTTGGCGAACCATAGATTCTGGATCGATATTTGGTTCTACAAATTCGTCCAACCATCCTAAATCTGTTTCGGTTTGATAATCTTGATTCGAGCCATTTAACGCCATTGCGCTCGTAAGGTCACCGGCGGAGTAACCACTGTCAGAACTAAACCCTGCGTCCATTGCCACTGCTGGTGAATCAGTGGTTCGTGTCACCATCTCGTCGGACATTAAATACTATCTCCCTTTTTGTCTGCTATGCCAGTTTCTGGCTGCAATCTATTTAAAACATGTTGTTTTCCAACATCAACCATAGCAAAATCTTCGTTTTGCTGTGCTTCAAGTCCAGCCTTAGCTGTCTCAAGTGCAATGTCTGCCTGAAGCTTACTTGATATCTGCGCTTGCATCTTTTTCATTTCAAGCATAGTTTTATGTTCCTCAGCTTGAGGATCATATTGTTGTTTCGGAGCATTTTGCTGCGCCATTTGTTGTTGTTGCATTTCCATTTGTTGCTGTTGCGCTGCAGCCATTTTTTGATCTTGCTCAGTTAAATGATCAAGTATCTTAGTTGTTTCCGGCATTCCAACTAATTCAATAAACAACTTATTTGTTGCTGGATCCATTGGGTCGCCGAATACACCCATTTGTCGGAGTGCTGCATATTTTTGCAATCTAGCATCGGGGCCGTCATCCATAGACGATCCGGGCAGGTAAACGATCCGATACATGCCACCGTTTCGCAATGCGTCAAATCGCATAATGCCTTGTTGGATTTGATCCTTTGGTAACATTCCACCTTGCATGTTGCCAACA